TCCAAAGATCCAACTATTTTCAAAATACGGCTCATCCACCTTGCCATGATATAAACTCTGTTGATTTGCCGATGAAAAGGGTGTCTTTTTCTTTTTTAAACAGACTTCACAGAGTTCATCGCGCACAGCTTCATTTTCACATCGCTTTTCTCTGAAATACGCATATTGAACGGGAAGTTTGATATACTTTTTCTCTTTTGTGTAGCGACCTTTACACTGATCCATTTGGTACATGGATATAGTCATACAAAGGCGATCAAATTTGAAACCCCCTGATCCATACATGATCATGTACCACTATGCCGCTCATTACCTATACGGAGTTCCAGTCAAAACGTCTGTTTGTTCTACTTACGTTTCTCTACATCTCAAGTACATTGCTACTAATGATTGGTAGTGTATTTGATAATCCACCTCTTCTTGGTGCAGGATTTGCTCTACTTGGCACGGCAGTTCTAACGAACATCATATGTTATCGTTTTACGGATGTATATGAAGAGCCAGTCTACAAGTATGTGAGTCCTCATCGGTCTCCTGCTCATACGGAAGAGGAACTATAAACAGAGAGTGTACGAGCCGAGGGATCTGTTACACCAGGAGACCAACGTGGCATCCAAAACGCAGGGATCGTTGTTTGTGCACGAACTGAACCATAGTTATTTTCATAAAGACTTCGATAGTAAAAGGCTTCTGGTGTAATCGGCATTAAATGATCATAGCGTAGTGTGAGTCCTTTCCACACCAGTGGAATACAATCTTCTACACGACTCTGAATCTCTTGAAACCAACTTTTTTCTTGGCTGCTGACTCCATCACTAAAGGCCTCTTTCTGACGCCATAGAACTTCAGGAGGCAGAAGTCCAGTTGATTCAAATGCCTTTCGTAAAATATATTTTTCAACTTGTTTTCCCTGTTCAGGGCGCCGCCAACAGGTCGCAACAGATCTCGCAGCGGCGACAAACTGTCTATCTAAAAAGGGTGTGCGCGGTTCTAAACCATGACTGCTGATTGATCGATCACTACGAAGAACATCATACAAATAAATCTCTCGCAGCAATCTGTCTACTTCATCTTCAAACGCCTGATCATTTGGTGCTTTGTAGAAATAGAGATAAGATCCAAAGACTTCATCACTTCCATCTCCATTAAACACAACCTTACAGTCTGTAGTCTCACGAATGGCGCGGGCAACAAGCCAGTTTCCAACGCTTGCGCGTACAGTAGTAATATCATAGGTCTCTATATCGCGGATAACTTCAGGAATCGCAGCAAAGAAATCATTCGCTGTAAGAATCACTTCGCTATGATCGGATTTAATCCAGTCTGCGACTTTTCTCGCATAGGCTAAATCTGTGCTTCCAGGCATGCCAATGCTAAATGTTTTTAATGGTGGAAGACCAAGTGCGAGTAGATTTTTCTGAACAAGCGCAGCGATTAAACTACTGTCAATCCCTCCACTTAGCAGTGCCGCGCAAGGTCTCTCCGTCATCATTCTCTTTTTTACAGCCTCTTCAAGAGAAAAACGTACAGCCTCCATCGCATTCTGAAGTCCATTCGGATGCGCGGGACTATAGAATGGATCTTTTAACCACTGGCTTGTATGATACGGATACATGCTAAAGTTGCCTCCACTTGATGCGCAAATGGATCCATAACAACCAGGTGAAAACTGCATTCCATACGGATGCGTGTTTGGAATTGCCTTTTGCTCACTGGCTAAACATAAAGTACCGAGTGTACCTCCTTCCATAATAAGTTTCATAGTTAATCCTGAAAAATCTTTACAAGCTGTTAGATCAACAGAGTCAAGTCCAGTCACATTCCATGCCGCATATAAGGGACGAACTCCATATGGATCACGACCCCAAAGAAGAAGATCTCGTTCCGAGTCATAGAGAATAATCGCAAATACTCCATCGAGGCATCTGAAAAAGGTGGCTGGTGAATCACGGTGAATACGATAGAGTTCACCAAGAACTTCACAATCAGATCCTGATTTTGTAGAAATTCCATATTCCTTGGCGAGGGCGGTCGCGTTGTAGATTTCTCCATTACAGATCCAGGTAATCCCATTTTGAGAAAAGGGTTGCATGCCTGCTGGATTGAGTCCATTAATCGCAAGCCGTGTAAATCCAAGAACTCCGTAGGGTGTTGTAACCACCTTAGATCCTTCAGGTCCCCGATTCTCTAGCGATTTAAGACATGAATCTGTATCCGGACATGAGCCCTTTCCAAAGCAGGCAAAGATGCCACACATTCTTTTTTTGAAACTTATTTTCAGATTTGAGGATAGAGCGCATAGATGGATTTTAGCCAATATATTAAGAATATCCAATCAGGTACCCAGTGGATTAACTATCAAGCAACCGTTTTGGCCACGCAGCCTACCTATGGAAATACAACACCGTTAAGTACATTAAATACAGCCAACTATACCTACTCTACATATGAACAAAAGGATTTGATTGCGCAAGGCCGTTATTTTATGAGTACTGTGAATGTCTATACAACTGATTCATAGTCTTAAAGACAAATGGGTTGGTCATGTAGATGGTGGTCTATAAAACTAAGGCTGAGCGAGTTCAAGAAGCTGTAACATTGTTAAAAAAACTTCAAGAGATTGGTGTTCATGTGTCGGATCCCGGATATAAACAAGCAAAGGCATTTCTTGATGTCTGGATCAAAGATGGGGAAGAAGCGAGTCATGAGTTCTGGTTTGCCCGATATGGTCGAAAGGCAGTGATTGATCTTCCTAAGCGAGTTGAACGTGCTGCGACGCTTCGCATCCTTGCCGCCGATACAACCTGTAAAGAGTGTAATAAGGAAGAATGTATTTGTGAAGTTAAGTAATGTTTACGTATTTATTTCTGCGCAGAGAATCTGCTTGAAATAAGTAGTGTACATGAACTCAGCCAATGTAACAAGTGAAGGGGCTCTCTATGAACTTCTTTCACGGGGCAATAAAGATGCTTATTTCGTATCGGATGACAAAACAGCACTATATCCATATGATAATCGATACACTTCCCAAAATGCGATCATCCATGAACTTCGCCGTATTCCTCCGCTTCAGGCAACTGAGTTCGGACGATCTATTGAGTTCCAGTTTGAAATCGCAGGCGATGTTGTTGTTGAACCGACACTCTTGATTGAACTTCCAACATGGCTTCCTGAGGCTCAAGCGACTGTAAATGGCATCTCTGTGATTACGGATACAGCCGGTGTTAGCTACGGATATACTCGGGGAATCGCCTATTTTCTTTTTGAGAAAATCCAGTTTTTCCAGGATCGTCTCCTTCTTCAAGAATGGAGTGGCGATAGTTTATTCGCAACTACGCGAAGCCGCGGATCGCTAAACTCTGCGTTTTTAGAAAATGCGCTTACGGGAACTCACAGTGGAACTCCATTAGAAATCCAGAGAAATGCGACCCCTGGACTTATGCGACTTTCGCTGCCGTTGATTGGGTGCCAAGATCTTGATGATGGTGGATTTCCTCGCATTGCGGCGACGAATCAAAGTTTTCGTGTCCGGTGTTTTCTGCGAAAGCTAGATGATCTCGTAGAGGCATCCGATGGTCGCGCACGGCCACAGCCATGGAATAGAACGGACTTTCAAATCAAGACATCGGCAACCGCAAGTCCTGTTGGATTTTCTACACTGGATCGGCTTTTGATGGGTCCGCCGACGATTCAACTTGAAACACGTCATATCTATACAGATAAAGATACACAGAGTGCTTTACGAAATACTATTCTCACGGTTCCATTTGAGCGACTGTATGAAAATAACTTTACACAGGGACCGATTGATTATGCTCCTCTGTCACGTGGAGGTGTGGCGACGGCAACACGTCGGCTTGATGGAGAACATCCTGCGGCGCGAATGGTCATGGCCTTTCGATCACAAGCACGTCTGGATGCGAATCAACGATGGTGTTATTCATCAGACATTAGTGGAGGACAGTTTTATAACTTGATAAGTTTGATTATTGCGGGCCGTGATCGGGAAACTGCGTGGGACTCATTGATATGGCATGATCTTGCGCAACATGCAAAGGAGGAACGTGATTCAGGATATGATTTATCCTTTATGAACTGGACTCTTGGAGATGTTGTAGGTCGCCAAGCACCCTTTGCGAGGCAGCTTGATGGAACGATTAACTTTACGAGTGCGGATCGACCGACGTTGTTGATTAATCTATCTGGACAACCGAACACGCAAAATACGCGTTTGGATGTCTATGTGGAAACATGGGCAGCACTTGAGTTTGAAAATGGCCGCTCGGCATTGCTATTTGGCAACTAACGGCGACGGTGGCGTGTTGCCTGGGCCTTACGACCACGACGGTGGCGGGTTGCTCCACCCGTAGCTCCAAACATCCGTCCAAGCATTGTCGGTTTTTTAGGAGCCGCAGCAGATAATGTATTTAGTCTTGATCGTATTTTGTCTGTAGGTGTCATGCTTTGATTTTTTAATGCTTTTAGGCTCGCGATGCGCATTGCTTCTTTAGCAGCTTCTTTAGCTTTTGTACCTGCCGCGTCCTCGGCAGCTGCTGCTTTCTCAGCAGCTCGTGCAGTTTTTTCAGCAGCTCGTTCACCCATTCTTCCAGTAGCAACCGCAGAAATATTTTTTCCAAGGGAGCCAATCTTCTTAATTCCTGACATAAATCCACTGGCTACACCGGATGTAGCAGTTTTAGCAGCTGAACCAAGAAGTCCGGCTGTAGATGCTCCTGCTGTAGCATATTTATAATCATAATCTGTCTTAAGTGCTTCACCATCATTTCCACGAGCTTGAAAACTTTGTTTGCCTGCAACCGCAAGGCCACTTACCTTTACAACAAGTTCGCCTGTTGTAGAATCCCATAAAACGGGTTGAAGACCCGCACCTGATGCAATAGCTGCACTACTTGAAACTAAATTAACTGCTCTTTGCATGATTCTATTACTAAGAAAGAATATATTTCAAGAAAGAAATGGGATGGTTTGATTGTTTTCAAAAAAAGAAAATAGTTGTCGAATCCCCTGAAACTGAACTTTGTATAGAAGAACATATGATTGTAGATAAACTTCGTATTCTGAACGCGCGTTCAGAAAAACTTCTTAGGATTGCAAAAGTTGCTTCTCGACTCGGAGAGATGCGACGTGCTTCGCTTTTTATTAATGCGCGAAAAAGGATTCTGCAAGAACAAGAAAGACTTGTTAAACAGTTAATGGAAGTGTCCGAGAAACGAACTGCGAGTCCCCAAGAAAAAGAAGCGGTAATCCGATTTCTGAAGGAACTTGGTCTATACTAGATGTCTCTTCAAATCACCTTTAATAAGAAAGCAGATAGTTCAACACAGATGCAGATGACCGCAACTACAAGCGGAGTTCAAACAACTACAGATCCAGTTGTTATCTCTCAAACGATTGTGGGAAAAGGTAGTTTTTTATTTCCAGGAAATTTAAATGGTTATTTATCCATTGGAAATAGCACGGATTTACGGTTTGGCACAGGTGATTTTACAGTAGAAATGTTTCTCTATCAAACAGGAGGCACCCAATATCCCCGACTTTTTTCAATGGGAACCTATCGAGACGTGACTTTTGCGGTATCGATCGAGTATAATGCTTTTCTATTATGGATAAATAACATCTACTATACAATGGGTCCTGTAAATTTATTTAATGACTGGAATCACGTAGCAATTTCGCGAGAAGGAACTAATGTGCGTGTATTTATAAATGGAATACAGTTAGGTGATACATTTATAAATAC